CTTGAACATTCCCTCCTGTTCGCGGCTTACTTGGGGAGCCGCTCACCTTTCGGGAAGCATCGTTACCATCATCATCTTCAGTAGGAAGATTAAGAATGGATAGTATACCATAGCGTCTAGCATAGGTAATAGCACTGCCCAAGCCCTGCATGTCCTGCTTGCTCAAGACAACAGGCACTTTGGTTTGCAAAGTAAACCCGCTCTCATGGAATAGCTCAGTAGATACATACGCACCGAACTCATCCTTGCCGCAGATGTGACTCAGGAAGAACCCATTGTTCTGCAATGGTTCTGTTACTGCTTCGATAACATCCTCAAGCGTAGCGTAGTGGCTCTTGAAGTGAGGATTGCTGCCTTTCTTTTTGATAGGTTGTATTTCATTACGCACTTTGATTAGTAACTTGACGTGATCTTTCATTGATTTCTCCTTGTTATTCTAAGTGATCCACGCTTGTCTCGTTTCACCGAGATTTGGTCGTTGTATACTTCTCGTTCGTTATCACCGACCATTTGCTTAAGGTCTTTCTTTGCGTTTTCAAAGACCCTATTCTTTTCGTAGTAGTTGACGTATGTGATTGCGGCATAGCAGAACTGGTTATCTCTGCTTGCGTCTCGCACCACCATGTTGTCGATCGGGATGTGGTTTGTGCTGAGTGTCGGTGTGTCAATACCAATCGGCTCTTCATTGCGTAACACGTAACCCCAGAAGTCTGACACCACTGCCCACATTGAATTGAAATACTCATCATCGTATGAGACAAATGCTGACTCCCATTTATTGTTCCCAAAAATTACTGACATCCATATACCCTCAGAGTTAGATAGATAGCAGTACAGTTGTAGTTGCGGCATGTAGTATTTGATAACATCATCCATGTTGTTGTAAGCATTGGTATGCTTTGCCTCTACTGGGTTGTGACCATTCATTGCGTCAACAGTACCCTTGACTTTGACTTTACCAATCTCTTGCTCGTAAGCAGATTGAAAGCCACCAAGCACACACCCATGCTGATTAGCAAACCAATCCAAGTTGAACTGCTCAGTATGTACGCCAAGTTGAACAGCAATATTATCAGACAAATCTTCTGGCTCAACACGACCGGTCTTTACCTGCCATAGTTCTAGCCAGTTACCCTGCATAATTTTTACACAGTCAGAACCGCCTATAAAACCTTTACGCTCCATTAATTATCTCCGTCATTGTAAGGTCTTGTGTACTGCGTTTGTGCAGTAGGGTCAAGATATTTCTTGAAGTCATCTTCAGTTATATCTGTCATCTCAAGAAGTTGTTTCTTGCCTTTGCCTTTGAGCCAGTGCTCACCAACATCCTCTCCATTCTTAATTCGATTAGCCATAATCTTGTGCGTATCAATACGCCAAGTTGATTTGTAATATTCAGCAGCTAAACTTGGAGAGGTACTAGCACGTTTGACATGTGCATCCCAAGACGCACCACCACCCGACAGTCTTTTAAACTGAGCCATTAGTTACCCTCAAAGTAAATAGCAATACGTTTACCTTCTGTGCTTTTCATCATAATCTTTTGGATGTTCATACCTTCATCCTTTAGATCTTTGATACGTGCAGCCAATCGAAAACACCCAAATTGATTGAGTGCTTGCATTGCGGTAATGCTGTTACCTTTTTTAAGGTGAGTCTTGATTGCTTTGTTCTGTGATTCCATTTTGATTCTCCATTAATTGTTCAAACATTTCACCAGACATAATTACTAATGTTTGCGGAGTTCCTCTCCGTCTTTTATAGAAGGCTATGTCTCGACCTTCTAATACTTTGAATGGGCTTGGGAAGTTTGATACATCCCTATACTTTACTTCTCCCACCAATTCTTTTCCTTTGAGTTCGAGCTTGATGTCTCCCGAATACTCTCCTCCCAAGCTACCACTGAGCGGTTGCCTTTTCGCTTTGATCCCGATTTCCGTGAGCCATTTGACAAACCACTTTTCATGGTAAGTTCCCTTAGTTTTGTTTCTATTAGCCACGGCTCATCCTCATAACAGTGCAAACATACAAACCAATGCTTTACCATTGTTGCTTCATGATTGCCTTTTAGTATTGCAACATACCAATATGTAGTGTCTCCACATAATTTGCATCTTGCTGGTTTACCTCTTAATCGCTTCGATGTCATACTCTAACGCTTCCAACCAACACATTAACATAAAACCAGAAGGCATACGCTTGAACTGCTCCCACTTGTGAACCAAAGATTCAGTGCAACCAATCTTACGCGCTAAGCTTTCTTGGCTTAAGCCCCTTTCGTGCCGAGCGTCTATCAACAACCTGACCAGAGTCTCGTAGTTGTTTGGTACGCTTGGCCGCTTCGTCTCTTCTGTGCTGCTCATCTATCGCATCTAAAACAGAACATGCAGTATCGAATCGCATTTCTGTTGTTCCATTGATTGTTCGGTAGTATGTAGAAGTCGGAAGTCCTGCCATTTTAAATGCGTGGAATAAATCTACACCTTTAAGTTTTGCTTGATCTCTGACTGTATCTAAGTATGTCTGCATACTGCATATATGGAGCAACAAAGAGTCGGATGTCAAGAGTGGGAGGGAGGTAGCCCACTCCTGACAGATTTATAATACCCTCCTATGTTATTTCATTCAAGTTCTGCCCAGAGCCTAAACACTCTGGGCAATCAATTTGATCTACGTCAATAACTCCAACGTCACGATCAAAACTCATTGGTCTGTGAACTTCACGGTCAACATAACCATCACCATTACATTCTTTGCAGAACATTTCTTCAGCTTTCTTTTGCTCAAGAGGTTCCCAAAAAACTTTTCTGAATATGTCATTCAACATGTGATCCATCGCATCAATATGGGATTTCGTCATTTAATTCCTCCAAACTTTCTTGATAGCGTTCTTCCCACGCTGCTATTGCTCTGCGTTCAAACTTATCCGCATCGAATCTTGGGTTCATGCGTTTAAGTTTTTGCGATAGCTCTTTGATATTAGTAGGCCAGTGCATGAATGGTGCGATTTCATCCGCAACAAATTCAAAGTCTCGTCTAGTCCAACGTGCCATTAATCCATCCTCGTAATAAAATAATCATTCTCTTCTGGCACTGGCAGTGCAATGATAGCGTACTGGAAAAAGTAAACTGTTCCCACTGGCGTATCGTATGCAGCAAGATAATCCATATCATCATCCTCTTCGTATTCTGATATGAGTTTCTTGCCGACTAGCTTTGAGCCAAACTTATACAGTTTGCCAAAGCCATACTGCTCCGTCATGTATTCAACCAAATCACATTGCTTGTGTTCATCATCTGCTTGAGCGCAGAAGTCCCTCACCCAATAAGGTAAGAAACCTAATGCTTGCACAATGCGATCCGCAGGTGCATCAATATCTGGATTAATCATCAACATTTGATTGCTCCACTTCTTTTGCATGATCTTGTTCAAGCTGAACTAATTCAGCAAGTTTAAGATTCATTTCAATCCAACTCTTAATAATATCAATTGCAAAAACTTTACTGATTGGAAACGGAATTTGTCGAGTCAATTCCAATTCTCCTTTGTCTTGCAAATTTTCAACAAGCTCTGCGTATTCCCAAGCTAGCCGATTAATTTTCCATAGTTGTTTTGAAGTCGCTGATTCCAACATAATCTTCTCCTTTTCTATTGGTATCAAAGTGATAGTAACTGCATAGTTGCAGTAAGTCAAACATTTTTCATTCATGTTTCACAACAAGGTTGCAGTAGCGGCTAGCGGCTAATCACCAAGAGCCGCCCTGCCCCTGCCTGTGTCACATAAAAAAAGGGTCAAGGCCTTTGGCCTCAACCCATGTGATCTACGCTTTCTTTTTCTTTGGAGTGTCATCTACCAAAATGTCGTTGGCGCTGTCCTCCAACATGCCCAGAGCCTCTAGCTCTTGGCGTATGTCGTCGGGCAGAGTCTCATCCGCTACGACATTTTGTGTGCCGTAGTAGTATGTCGGTGGTGACATGTAAGGTTTGTAGTAGTCACCGAACTCCTGATTGTACTGTGATTGGAGATCAGCATATATCTCAGCCAAAGCTTCGTGCTTGTGGTTAGCCGATCTCGACGCTCCGAGAGCACCTCTGAGTTCGTTGTTGCTGATCTCTTCACCAGTACGGTTGCGGTAGGCAATCGCAGCCTCGTCAGACTTACGCTTCGCATAAGCTTCCGAGCTATTGCCTGTCTTACCGAAGTGTAGGTAAAACGTACCATCGAGTAGCTTCTCAAGGAATATCTTGCGCAGGTACTTCATGTCATCAGTCATTACGAACTGCTTCTCTTCGTTATCCCATCTTTCGTAATCATAAGATAATTCCTTGATAGCTAATACGATGTTACTTGATATTGTTTCTTTATCCATTTTTCTTCTCCTTATGAATAATATTATTTACATGTATGCACAGTATCCTATGCATAAGGATCTCTCAGCGATTAAATTTAGGCTTAGTCAAGTACGCAGCCGACTACGTCGGGAATAGTTACGTTACGTCAGCTTGCCTGACGTTTCGTAACTGTTCTGCTTGACTCAGCCTGAATTTGATAGCCCAACTGGAAGTTATAATTGGAATATTGTGTGTGTATGTAAGATAAATGTTTGTGTGAGGGCGGTAAGCATCAGGCTCCATTCAGGCTACGAAAAGCTAAGAGCAAAAGAGCTTTGGAACAAAGTCTGTGCTCCGTGCTTTTCTCAGCTAGAATGGAGGGCTTACTGCCCAGAGCACAAACATATGGTAGATGAAGGGTGCAATGGAAGAACATCTTCAATGTTCTGCGATACCGCTATGGCGGTACGCACCTTGAATTGTCCCATACCTGTCAACCCATAGAACGCTACGTCACTTTGGTAGTGACGCTACGTCACATATTGACAAGCTCTCAACAAAACTGGCATCAATGGGGGGAGAGAGGGAGAGGGGGGCTAGCGATGGTAGCAATGGATAGTTCCCTTATATGATTGTTGAGTGCTTGAAGCGATCAGTTATCTGTTCAGCTTGAAGCGATACGGCTAGATTGATTTAAGCGTATGGACTTAGAAAGGATGTTGAATGAGTCAATTGACTGATAGAAAGCTGACAGATAAACAGACCGCTTTGGTGGATACTATCGTAGCAAGTGGTTGTAGCATCACGGAAGCAGCGCCACAAGCTGGGTATGCGAGTGGCGAGAGCGGAAGAGTCAGTGCGTCCAAGGCGTTAAAGTTACCACATGTGCAGCAGTATATGATGCAGAGGATGGGAGAGGAATTTGGACTTAGTGCTACGGTAGCCGCAGGACAGTTACGAAGGCTAGTGACAGGAGCTAAGAGCGAATACGTACAGCTTGAGGCTGCGAAGGATTTACTTGATCGTGCAGGATATAAACCGATAGATCGTTCTCAGGTACAAGTTGCAGGAGATATTAAGGTAAGCATTGACTTGTCATAGTAGGGGGTGGGTCAAAAGTTGCTAAGTTATAGTGGCTAGTAGTCCCTCACTAGCATTTTTCTTCAAAAAGGTTTATAACAACTCTGAAAAATATTTTTATCTAGAAAGGTCCGATGTAAATGAGAAAGATACACAAGAGTCCATCGGGAGGTTTGACTGAAGCAGGTCGAAAGTATTTCAAGCGGAAGGAGGGTGCTAACCTCAAGAGGCCTGTTCCTAAAGGTACAAATCCAAGACGTGTTTCTTTTGCTGCTAGATTTGCAGGGATGAAGGGTCCGATGAAAGATGAAAAGGGCCGACCCACAAGGAAGGCATTGGCGCTGAAGAAGTGGGGCTTTAGCAGTGTTGAGGCAGCTAGATCATTTGCAGCGAGGCATAAGAAGTCATGAAGAAGAAGAGTCAAAGTTTAGTTAATCGTGGTGTGCAGTTAAAGCTTAGAGATAAGTACATCAAAGAACTTAGAGAGATTGAGAAGAAGATAGATCCGAAGCCACAGCCAAAGAGTTTTTTCAGTAAGATGTACGACTTTGTTACTGGGAATACAGAGGTGAGTGGGCCGAGTGATATGACACCTCAGAAAGAGAAACTCTTGAAACGGTGGCATTTCTTGAGTAATAGGGTAGATGATATGCCTGACCCAGACGAAGGAATGTTTCCATGAGTACAGTAAACAAAGCAGGAAACTATACCAAGCCTAAGTTAAGGAAGAGTTTGTTTCAGTCTATCAAGGCAAGGGCTACTCATGGCACTGCGGCAGGACAATGGTCTGCTCGAAAGGCACAGTTACTTGCTAAAACCTATAAAGCCAAAGGTGGGGGATATAAAACATGAGTGGTGAATTTTCAATAAATGAACGATACAGATTAGGCTTACAGGATATAAAGCCAAATAGTAAAGAAGAAGTAAGATACTTAAGAAGAGTTATTTCTATAAGTCAAAGACAAATTAAAAGTCTCTTAAAAAATCCTAAAAAAGAAACAGTTTCGTATCATAGTGAGGATGGTCCTCAAAGGACTACCAATAAAGAAGAAGCAAAAGAATATAAAAAGGTTGCAAGAAGAGCGGCTGCAAGATTGAATGAAATTCAAAAACGCAAAGATGATTTTGATCCTAAGAAACAAACTAAAGATAAAGCTACTGGTGAAACAAAACGAAAAAGAATTTTTACTAGAAAAATGGTAAGTGGTGGCGGTGGCATGATGACTACATTTAAAAAGGGAAAGAGTCTTATAGAAAAGATGAAAGACTTGTAATGAAAGCACCACAACGTTCATTGCTAAACTGGGGTAAACAGAAATGGAGAACCAAATCTGGCAAGAAGTCTAGTGAAACTGGTGAACGTTACCTTCCTTCTAAAGCTATCGCTGCTCTTAGTGATTCTGAGTATCGCGCTACAACCAGAGCCAAACGAGAGGGTAAGGCAAAGGGTAAACAGTTTGTGGCTCAACCGAAGAAGATTGCTAACAAGGTAAGGAAATATAGAACATGAGTAAAGAAACAGCACCATTTATAAGAAAAGCACAAAGTTTAATAAAGCAAATAAATAAAGACTTATCAAATATGAAGCTTACAAGTAGTGAAGTTTTGCAATACAAGTTTAA